GCTGATATTCTGAACCGTGCCAATCTTGGTTTTGAGGTAATGCATGAGCGCAATGCCCATAACTTCCCTCTTGACCTTGCTGCTGCTGATATCACTCCTGTGGCACTAGTAGCACCTGCAATCGGTTGACACTCAAGGTATACCTTGATAAAATGGGAGGGGAAACCCTCCTTTTTTAATGATTAGTTCAGAAACTCCATATAAACTAGCACAGATTATTAGAGACACTTGGCCTCAAATTTATAGACCAAATAAATCAAATAAAAAAGAACCTAAAAAATCTTGACATGGTATTCAATCCGTGCTAACCTGCAAATGTTCATACTGATTTTGTTATGATTGTCCGTTTACTTATTACTTTTGGATCTTTAGTTGCTATGAATGCTCCAGCATTTGCATATGGCAACTACCCTCAAGCACAATATAATCCTCCTTCTTTTTATTCTCCTGGAGGAAATTCATCTCCTGTTGTTGTTCCACCAACGGTAATCATGCCTGGTGATGTGAACTCATCAAAAAAGAGTTGCAAGGAAAACGTAATTGATTTCTTTTTGATTTCTTGGAGAACAAGAACGGGAGATTGTACAGAATAATAAAAAATATTAAATAAAAGAAAACTCACAATTATGTCCTTTACTGTTTATTCAAAAGACAATTGTCCTTATTGTCAAAAAATTGAACAACTTTTACAGTTTGCTGAAGTTCCTTACGTCATTTATAAATTAGACAGAGACTTCACACGTCAGGCATTTTATGATGAGTATGGTGTAGGAGCCACTTTTCCTCAAATCACTTTTGGAAATACTCATATAGGTGGTTGTTCTGATACAATTAAGTTTCTAAAAGAACAAAAACACTTACCGCAATAATGGAAGATCTTCTCTACGTTGTTGAGACCGCAATTGATTATGCATTTACAAAGGACAGATATGTTCTCAACATGTATGAATATGCCAAGTCATCTAAAATGACAAAGCATCAAGTGACACAGTTTATTCAAAGCTCTGTTGCTCTAGAGATTAGCAATTTAGTTGAAGATCTTGATGAGTATCTAAAAGGCGGGGCAGACAATGTTCACAAACAATTACGAGAAGCATATGGACACATACCAAAACCACGTGCTCGTAAGATAAGAAACTATTTGTACGGAATATTGGAGGATGCCTGGCGTTATGAGCGAGACAAGAAACCAGGGAGGAAAAAGAAATCCTGATCTGGAAATAAATAAAGGTGTGGAGCTGATGCTCCGAAATAAAAACAAACAGGGGAGGAAACCAAAAACATTCCAAATTCGTTTTGGTAAGATGGTTTCTCTCCTGAAAAGAGAGATTCACATCTTCTTAGAATTTTCCTTTGACTTAAGGAAACAAAACTCAAACTAGGAGTAGGAAGATGTTAGCAGTTACTTTGACAATAGGCACATTAGTTAGTATAATGTTCTTATTTGTCGGTATCGTTATTGGATGGTTGGCAAAAGAGCACGTTATCAAAACAACTCCTCATCATCCAGATACACTAAACTTACATCCTGAGTTCCTAGATGAAAATGGGAATGTAATTCCAGACCAAATTTTTGCCTTGAGATTTGAAAATGCAGAAGACTACTACGACAGCGAAGACGACGACTAGACCAAGGTCAACCAAGACCACAAAACCAAAAGAGGTTGTGGAGGAAGTGACATCTACAAATCTTCCTCCCAATCCATTCCAAAGTGAAATTCTAGACTTAGTTTCTAAAGCTAGAACTCGCCAAAAGAAAGTTGAACTTCTGAGGCAGTATAGAAACGATGCTCTCGTTTCACTTCTCATTTGGAATTTTGATGAGAGTGTCATCTCTGTGCTCCCTGAAGGAACGGTTCCTTACAAACCAAATGAGGCACCCAAAGGCACTGAACATACTTCTTTACGCTCTGAACAAAGAAGTTTCTATAACTTCGTGAAGGGTGGTAATGATACTCTGTCTAAAACAAGACGAGAAACTATCTTTATTCAAATTCTAGAAGGTCTTCATCCAGAAGAGGCAGACCTGCTTGTTCTTGTAAAGGACAAACGTCTTATTGACAAATACAACATCAACCGCAGTCTGATTGAGGAGGCATATCCTGACATCAAATGGGGTGGTAGATCTTGAGTATCAAAGTCATTCACCAAAATTGCGATCCAGAACTTGCAAATGATAGGTCGTTACCATATACGGCCTATCTTGTTCAGTATGAAATAGACGGAGCAATTGCATATGACATTGTTATTACAGATAAGAAGGTAGATATATTTGATCACTATTGGGACCGATATAGAGAAGGTCTCAAGTGGTATAAGCAGACAGAAGGAAGAAAGAATCCCAAACTATGGGGTTATGTACCTCCAGAAAAAAAGAAAGGTAAAAAGTAATGGCAGGGTTTAGTAGCAAACCAAAGGTAACTTTGGATCTTGATGGTATCAATGATGTTGTAAAAGAGTATAAGCAGATTAAAAAATATATGAAATCAAATTTGTTTCAGGTAATGACCATGGATGGAACTGAAACGAAAGTAAAAAATCTTCTGAATAAATACGGAGATTCTGAATAAAGTATAAAAACTGTATCACATTTTACAAACTTACTTGACTAGATAATGCATAAGATCTATAATGATCTTACGTTCATTCCCAATGGGAACGGAAGTAAGCCGACGCGGAACGGATCGTTCATTCGCTATTTGCAAATAGCGAACGCAAACGCCGACTGAAGGAACGCTCTTTAACCTAAACAACTAAGGAGAAAACCTAATGTCACAAGTAGTATATCGTGGTGTCCCATATGACACCGAAGTTCGTCGCCAAGCACAGGCACAACAACAGCAACAACCTCAAGCATACAACGAAACATATCGTGGAGTTAAGTTTGTAAAGGAGGCAACAAAATGAATTGGTTGAATGTAATTCGTAAACAAATTCAAAAACAGAAAAGACTCCAAGAAGCACAATACTACATTGCAACTCTTGGATAATTGAATGAAGAGGGGCTTGACAGCCCCTCTTTTTTTGTGTAAAATTAGCTTTGTCAGCGAACATAAGAATGGATCAAGAAAGATTAAAGCTCATAGTAAGAAACCTAGAACTACTTGTAGAGTCATTGAAGTCTGAAGTTTATTCGGATGCAAATAGATACATAGAAAATGTACAAAGCAATTTCATCAGCGATTATGATGAAGTGTTTGAAGATGATGATGGTTATCCAGATTAATGACTAAGAAAATGAAAGTAAAACTGATTCAAGCAACACCGAATCCTGAACAGAACATGGCTTACATTGCACGTGTAAGCAATCCAAAAAATCAAGACAATGAAAGTTTTGAAGGTTTGTTAAAATACTGCATCAAGCATCAGCATTGGTCTGTATTTGAACAAGCATATATGACGCTACAGATTGAAACCAGTCGTGCAATTGCTGCTCAGATTTTGAGGCATCGTTCTTTCACATTCCAGGAATTTTCGCAACGATATGCCGATAGCACTGAACTAGGAAAGATTCCTCTTCCTGAACTTCGTAGACAGGATGTAAAGAATCGTCAGAACAGTATTGATGATCTTCCAAAAGAAATTGCAGAAGTATTTCGTAAGCGTATCAAACTTCAATTTGATCATGCCGTAGATCTGTATGAAGATATGCTTGAAGCAGGAGTTGCTAAGGAGTGTGCAAGGTTCGTTCTGCCGCTTGCTACGCCCACTAGAATCTACATGACCGGTTCTTGCAGGTCATGGATCCATTACATCTCTCTACGGTCTTCTAACGGCACACAGAAGGAGCATATGGAGATTGCAGAAGACTGTAAGAAGGTCTTTGCTGAGCAGTATCCTACGGTCGCTAAAGCATTAGAATGGATATAAAAATTATTGACAACTTCCTACCAAAGGAAGAATTTGAAGAACTAAAAGGAAACATAGTTTTTAATGCAACTTTTCCTTTCTATTTTCAAAGCTATGTTTCTCATGATCCAAGATTTCAAGTTGATGAAAAAACAAATGAACTTTGGAACTGGTATGCAACACACAGTTTTTATAATTATGACAAACCAGAAAGCAATTACTGTCCTAGGATAGTTGAAATATTCATTCCCAAATTTCAAGAGATGGGAATTTATAAATCTTTAATGAGAATCAAAGCAAATTTATATCCCCATACTGATGTCATTAGAGAACACTCTCAGCATGATGACTATTCTTTCAAACACTATGCTGCATTATATTCTCTCAACACTTGTGATGGATTTACTAGAATGAGTGATGGAACAAAGATTGATAGTGTGGAGAATAGAATTTTTTTCTTCGATGGAAGTGAATTTCATAACTCATCTACCACAACAAATGTCATGGCAAGATATAATATTAACTTCAATTTTCTATAATAAATATTCTTACATTATGTAACGTTATGGCAATTTATCCTGTTATCAACAAAGAAACTGGTGAGCAAAAAGAAGTGATGCTCAGTGTTCACGACTGGGACCAGTGGAAAAAAGACAATCCAGAATGGGAAAGAGACTGGTCTGATCCTTCCACATGTCCTGGTAGCGGAGAAGTTGGCGAGTGGAAAGATAAACTCGTCAGGTCTAAACCTGGTTGGAATGAAGTGCTTGAAAGAGCACAGAAAGCCCCTTCTGCAACTCAAAAATTCAAGATCTAACTCATGGCAAGAAGAAGAAAAACCGAAGATCCAATTGGAGTTGGTTACACTGCAAAGCAACTCCGTCGTAAGAAACCAATTAATGCTGACATCTTAGTTGACATTGATCCTCTTACAGATAATCAAAGAAGATTCTTTCAATCTTATGATGAGGGTAAACATCTTTTTGCATATGGTTGTGCTGGAACTGGTAAAACATTCATCGCACTCTACAAAGCACTCAAGGATGTACTAGATGAAAGGTCTCCTTACGAAAAGATCTATATCGTTAGGTCTCTTGTTGCTACTCGGGAAATTGGTTTTCTTCCTGGTGATCATGAAGACAAGTCTTCTCTTTACCAAATTCCATACAAAAATATGGTAAAATATATGTTTGAGTTACCAACAGAATCAGAATTTGAAATGCTGTATGGTAATCTTAAAACTCAAGGAACAATTAGTTTCTGGAGCACATCATTCATTCGTGGAACCACACTTGATAATGCGATCATCATTGTTGATGAGTGTCAGAATCTAAACTTCCATGAACTTGATTCAATCATTACCCGTGTTGGTGAAAATTCTAAGATTATGTTTTGTGGTGATGGTGTTCAATCTGACTTGACAAAAACTTTTGAAAGAAATGGTATCTCAGATTTCACACGCATTCTTGCAAAGATGGAATCTTTCTCTCTAATTGAATTTGGAGTAGAAGATATTGTTCGTTCTGGTCTAGTCAAGGAATACATCCTAGCAAAGAACGCAATTGGTTTAGTATGAACTTTATTCATCATAATTATCTCGGTGAACTTGAACTTGATAAAAAGGAAACGCCAGGGTGCCGACTCTACCAGTTACCAAATGGAGAGTGGGTTCCCTCTATTACTTCTGTCACTTCTTTCTATAACCGCCAAATTTTTGTTGAGTGGAGAAAGCGAGTTGGAGAGGAAGAAGCGAATCGAATTACGAAGAAAGCAACCTCACGTGGTACAGATTTCCATGAAGCTGCACAGGCGTATCTAGAAAACAAGGAATTGAACTGGGATGATTATCAACCCCTGACAAAGTTCATGTTCTTTCATGCCAAACCATATCTAGATAAGATAAATAATATTCACGCAATTGAAAGAACTCTCTATTCAGAATACCTGGGACTTGCAGGTAGAGTAGATTGTATTGCAGAATATGATGGCGAATTAGCAATCATTGACTTCAAGACTTCTGATAAAATCAAACCAGAAAAGTGGTTAGAGCATTATTTTGTACAGGAAACTGCGTATGCCTGTATGTACTATGAACTGACTAAGATTCCTGTCACCAAACTTATCACTTTGATGGTAACTCCTGGTGGTGAGGTTGAAGTATTTGACAAACGGAATAAAGAGGAGTATATTAAGTTATTAGTACGATACATAAAAGAATTTGTCACAAACAATCTATCTCACACCAATGCCGAATGAACTCGACGAAGCTTTTGATAAAAAGTTTTTAGGTCCCGCAAAATTTGCACAAGAAATTGAAAGAATCGTTCTTGAAAATAGTGACCTAAACTATATTGATGCGATCGTAGTTTATTGCGAACAGAATAATATTGAACTTGAATCTGTTCCTAAACTTATTTCCAAACCATTGAAAGAAAAACTAAAGTATAATGCAATGGAACTTAACTTCCTCAAGAGAAGTTCCAGAGCAAAACTGCCTCTTTGATTCTATTTTACCTGT